AGGCGATCCCAGCCTAAGTTATAGGGGCATTTTGCCCCTTTTTTATTTATGACAATGAATTTAGAAATTACTGAACTTTCTGAAGTGTGTTCTGTTTTAAGAACATACATTTCACAAGCAAAACGAGTTAACAAAAAAAATAGGCTTAAAGATGCCTTACAAAAACTTGAAGTTGAACTTACTCATAAAGAATCAAAATTTTTAAGAGGATCATATTCTGGAGGATTTGTTACTTTTAAAGAAAACAATTTATGTCCTACTTGCAAACAGCCAAAACTAACAAGCACTTTAGCTGAATGACAACAGCCGAAAAAATCGCAGCAGCAAAGGTTCGTATTAAAGAACTAGAATTATTAATCAAACTATGGAGCAAAAAATGACAATCAAAGAAGATCTTAAAGTTCAAAGAGCATTTAATAAAACCTCAACTGAATCTCTTAAACTAATAGAACTAGCATTAGAAAATAGATCAGCTTACATATATTTAAAAGGTGTACGTAATGTAATTGATACAGCAATCAAAATGTTAGAAGAAAAATATAAATGAAAAATAAAGACCTGATCGAAAACTATTACCACCAGCTTGCAGAACTGCAAAACCAATTCTGGTTTAATAATTTAGATATGAAAGAATATTGTGTTAGATATGATGCTATAAATAAACGATTAAGTGAATTAGAAAATGAAACGAGAAGAAAAACCTTCTGGGGAAAAATTAAAATTTTTGCAGGACAACAGAAGAAAAAACTTAGTGAGATTATTACTAGATGTAGAGCTTCGAGGAGTAGAACATAGAGTTTATATTACTAGTGATTCAAGAGCAGACCTAACCGTTTACGATGGGAATTGGATAAACGATCATATAAGGACTGCTATTGTTAAGCATAACTATGAAATTAATAAGATTCCAAAATTACAAATAAAAGATTTTACCGCTAAAGAATTAAAACAATTTAAAGACTCACATGATTAAAATACTAGTAGGACAAAAATTTCAAGTAAACCAATCTGTAAAAAGAAACCATACTATTAGCCAAACAGCTAGTAGATATAAACAATATACTGGAACGATAAAAGAAGCTTTTACCAGAAAAAATAAACTAGGAGTTTCAAGATATTACTATAAAGTGTTTTGGGAAGATGGAAGGTTATCTGAACACGCTCAACATAATCTTAAATCTATCTGATAAAGTTTTCTTTTTTTTATATTTTTTCTGCCTTACTTTCTTAATGTCTTTCATTTCTTGCACCGTTATCATCGCTTCAAGTTCTACCAAACGACCTAAAATACTAGCAAGAAAAACATCTTGCTTCATTTGATGCCTTACTAAATGAGTACAATATCTTTTGATGTTATCGTAATCATCACTATTCATAATTTCTCTACACCTCATTTCAACTGAAAGCTGAAGCTCTGGAGGTGCTGGTTCAATATCTATATTTAAAAATTTATCCTTAGTCATTTGACAGGAAATAATTTTTCTTCAAGCATCTTGACTATTGCATCATCAACATCATTGTCAGATTTAGCAGCAAGATCTTTTAAAAGACTTAAAGCAGCTTTACGCAGCGATTCAGATTTACCAAATTTAATAAATAAACCGATCAGGAATTTTGACATTGTTTTTCATGTTCTTATCCAAACATACCACGCATTACTGGATCTTGCCTTCTAACCTGCTAACCGCCTGTGATAGCTTATTTAGTCTGGTATATATATCTATAATTGTTTTTTCTCTGCGGTTACTCATGTTAGATAAGACCATAACAAAAGCGGTGGCTGCTGCTCCTATTAAAGCTGCTTGTACCTCGGTCATTTGCGTAAATAGTTAATTATGTCTAGTATGACTAATAAAACTACTTATGGTAGAACAAATAAAAGAAAATAAAAAAGGAATTTGGTCAAAATTACAAAATGCAGTACCAGATCGTGAAGAGCAGTTTGAGTTTGTATCACTAGGGGTCAGACTTATTTTACTTTTTTGGGCAACAGCGATGTTGTCATTATCGTACTTAGATCTGTCAAAACTAGGCATACCACAACAAAAAATTGACCCGACCTTTATAGCTAGTGTATTTGTAGGATTAGCAAGTAGTTTTGGTGCATCTATCACTCAGAAAGGAAAAGAAAATGGTGGTAAAAATGGAAAGACTGTGAAAGCCGAGTTGCAAGAAGTGTTAGGTAATACACAACTCGTACGGATTGATACTCCTATAAGATTAATAGTAGATCCTAAGGAGGACAAAAAATGAAAAAACTATTTGCACTTTTATTTTTGTTTAGCCCTTCTGTTGCACTAGGGGACATTCAGCAAAAATTTGTAACATCTTCCCAAATATCGGTGGATATGCCGTTCGTAACTACCCAAAAATTGGGGACTACGTACAGTCTTAGCGGGTCAAATATCACCCCTTCAGTAACGTCTGGTGGCTCAAGTACCTCTGGTGCTATCGGAGGATTGAATGTAGGAAGTTTGACCGCAGGTGTTCCAGCTTTGATTCAAACTGATAAAGCTATCACAACAGCAGGGTCTGCTTTCTCTCTTACAGAAGCGGTAACAATGGGAGATGCAACACCATCAGCAGTTACACCATCGTCAGGAATAGCAGCTTTACCTCATCTATCGGGAACTACAACCATAGGTTCTGGGGGGACTCTAGGTAGTGGGGCAATGACGAGTTTAAGTAGTGGGGTCACCACCTGTTCAGGTGCATTTGGATCAGGTTCTAGCTGCGTTGCTTCAACTACAGTCCAAATTACCATTGACTAAATTTTGGCTGCTATTAATAATATTATTTCCTGTCAAAATTCATGCAAACCCAGTAGTCCCTACCTTCAGAACTGGCAGTTCTTCAACAAACAGCACTTCTCAATCAGTAATAACAGAATCAATAACCAGTTATCAATACCGTACAGGGTATTCTCTGAGTGTCTCAGGCACAAATATAGAGAGTGCAGACGTTAATGGATATATCAATTCAATACCTACAGCAGAAGCTACACAGACAGCTAATGGGATTAACTTTTCATATACTAGCCCAATGCTTGAGGGGGTTCCAAGATGGAAAATAGTAAATTCTGGACAGCCCTTTTCTCTGGTCGAGTCAGTCATTGGAAGTGGTCTGGACACTATAACGAAAATAGATCGGGTCATAAACACCACTACAACAACCACCGTAGAAACTACCTTTGGGCAATAGCTCTAATGCTTTGTCCTACAAAAGTTTTAGCTAATACAACGGTCAGTAGTCCGAACTCAACTGCCCAAGGCACAGTGAACAATAATGCCACAATGATCGCACCTAATTCAACACCACAATTTAGGATGTCACAAGGTATTGTTTGTTCTTCTCCTAGCCTTACAATTACTCCCTATGTAACCGATTCTCACACATTCAACTTACCGAGACAAGACGTTACCAGACAAAATATTTACGATGAAGATACAGGTGCTATTAAATACGTTCAAGAAACACCGAGATTTGAAAAAGAGAATTTTAATTTAAATTATGGTATTTCTGCACAGATAAGTATTCCTTTAGGAAAATCCCCTGCGTTATGTCATAAGGCAACCGAGATTAATATTAAAAATCAAGAGTTGTTATATAAGAAAACCTCGTTGGAGCTTGCACTCTTTAGACTTAAAGTTTGCTCAGAGCAAGCAAACCTTGGTGTTACCTTTACTGGTAAGTACGCAAGTATTTGTGAAGGTATAAAAGTTTCAGTCCCACCAAATCAGGTTATCCCACATACTCACGAGTTAAAGACAAAAAAATAGATAGCTTGCGATCAGACAAACTATCTTACCTTAGGAGGTTTATTTATTATACACGAAATTTGGCAGTAGACAAGCACGGTAACACTTGCCTACCTAGACGCCCTATTCATTGCCTTGTCGAATAGGGTTTTTTTATTTTAACTTATCTTTTCTCTTTGTAAGTTTCTTTATCAGGTTTTTTACTATTGGTTTAACTAAATTCAAAATAATAGGAGTAGTCGCAGCCACACTAGCGATAACAGCAGTAGAGACAATAGTGCTAGGTTGTGGGATATATTGGTCGATAAAAGGTACTTCTTCCCAGATCGCATTACAAGAACCGTCTATATCTCGCTCATATTTTAACAGCCTCTCAAGTCTTAACTCATTTTTAAAATCTCCTTCTCTATATGGTGCATTTTTTGGCGGACATGGTTTAAATATATCTTCTTCTTTTTTATCTTTTGGAATTTCTGCTTGCGGTGGTTTACTTTCTGGTAAAGGTTTTGATTCCTGTTCTACTGGTGCAGCTTCCTCAACGATAATTAGTTGATCAGGCTGATAATTCAATGGATAGAAACTTGGATAAGGACAGTTACTTACCACTCCGTTTGGATCATCTAATAATAAATTTCTATTGCCTGTATTTTTTGTATCTCGATGATAATAAGTACAACCTATAACCTCTACATTTGAGTGGTCATAGTTAGGTAGAAAACTATAAGGTATATGGATCTCAGGTATATGTATTTCTGGAATACTTATCTCTGGGATCTCCACTTAAAATGGTATTGATATACCTGTTTTCTTAGGTAACCCTTCATCTAAAACTTTAGGCATCATTCCTTTTACATTACCCATAACTTGATTCATCATCTTGGCCTTAAACTGTTCGCTTGTCACATACTTAAATGTAAAAAAACCACCTCCTAATATTCCCAATACTAGAACCGTAGATAAGATGGAAAGATAATTACAGATTTTTTGAAACATGAGAGAAGCCTTTGCTAAAGCGTTAGTGCCTGTCACCATTATAACCTTCGTAGGAATTATGGCATTAGCTCCTCTCTATGTAACTCTAGGAATGATGACTAGAACTTATACTTCAGACCAACCTTAGTTCCGTAGCTGTTTGTATCGTCAGTAACGACAGAAAACTCACCATATACATCAATATTTTTTGATGCAACTACAGAACCACCAACTTTACCAGAAAAGTTTGTTTCTGAATCTGCTCCGTCTGGGTTGTTTAAGTAAGCACCACCTTGAACGTAGTAGCTACCAAAAGCATTACCATTCTCATAACCAAGATGTAAGTCAGTACCCGATCCAGTGAAGTCTTTACCTGTATAAGAACCATTATTCTCTACGTTTAAATAGAAACCAGCAAAAGCAGGTGTTGATAGTGCTGAAGCAGCAGCTATTGTTAGTACTCTTTTGATCATTTTTTAAAAATTAAAAATATATCCTAAACGATTTCAAATTTAATTCAACTTTCGGGTGTTGATGTTTCTGGTTCGTCCTCTTTGTTTTCATCGTCTATCTGTTGCTGAAGAATCTTCATTGCACCAGTTAGCTCGTGTAGAGCAACAACAAGCTGCTCTCTTTCAACAGCTAATTGCTGTAATTTTTCTTTTAAATTCATTTATTCGTAAACTTTTTTAC